GTAGCCAACGTGATCGAAGTCTCTTCAATCGTCCACTGGTTGAGGCCACGATTGGCCCAATCCGCCAGCATCAGATTTATCGAGCGCCGTGCGGTCTTGAGATCGTACCCTGTACGAACCTCTAGGCCGCAACGTTCAAAGGCTTCTTCGACGTAATCGGCTACATCGGGCTCAAAGTTAGTCGAACCGGAAGTTGCCATTGATTACTTCTTAACCGAACCGCCTTTCTTCTTCTTAACGCCGCCGCCTTTCTTCATGCCGGGACGAATCCTAGGTGCCGGTCGGCCTCTCTCCTGTGACAAGCGGTCCCCTTGTCCTCTTGGGGCGGTCATACCTACCCCACGAGGAGCCGTAGCAGCTTGTTGCCCCGCGAGTCCACCGCGTTGCGCTGCCTGGTGAGCTTTTGCAGCACCAACACCCAACACATTCACATTGGGGTTAATAGCCGGACCGCCCCCCTGCATCTTAACGGCGCGCTTTTTGCGCGTCTTACGCTTCGGGGCACCGGCACCTAAATTCACTCGTGATTTGCTCACAGAACCTCCTTTGTTGTAGCCCTTACCATGGGAAACCTTAACGCCCTTGCGCTTGGCAGCCGCCTTCGCGGCCGCTTGGCCCTTAGCCGTGTAGGGGTAGTGCTTATCTCCTACTCTTGGCATCGTTTTCCCCTATGACAAGAAAATAGTCAGTTGGTTACTACTGCCAGTAAAGGCGCTCACGTACACACCTTCCGTCGCCAACACCCCCTCCTCCGGAATCCATAAACTATGCAATCCGGTAGGGAAAGTTTGCGTCAAGATAGTTGAGCCACCAGAACCACCATCCTTAAAGGTGAAGGCTCCAGCGGCGTCTGCGTAAATGATTACCTGACGAATACGGGAGCGAGCCGGACCCACAATGGCTGCGGTCGTCCCCTGTGCCCAGTTATAGGCAATTACATCAGAACCAGCCATGAGCTACCTCCTTTATGCGTCAGCAAATGGAGTAACGACGGTACCTGAAGCAAGCGCGATTCCACTAACCACGTATTTTGCGCTGGCTGCCGCGTAACACGTGACCACCGAACCCACAATTCCGCCTTTAGTAGAACCATTCATGGTAATGACATCGTTGGATGATCCAGACATAAAAGTTTTGCCTGCGGCATCACTTTTACCCAGATACAGACCGCCGACAAACTTGTCAGTTCCATCGGTCAAAATGTCCATATCCGTGGCGGCTGTAATCACCAAAAAGGTGAATGTCGCACCCAGATTGTTAAGCTGACCAGGATCTGTCGGATCACCTGGCGTTGTAACGACAATCGAGGGCAACGTAAATTTGCCATCAGCGTCGTTAGTTAGCAGTAGTCTTCCTGCGTGAGATGCAACAGTTAACGTCGTATCAGCCGTTAGACTAACGACACCCGTTGAACCAGCATTAATGAATCCTGCGAGAGATCGAACCGGACCTGCAAAAGTAGTCTGCGCCACTTTATTACCTCCTTACGAAAGGGTTGGCCCTAGAGTCTTCGTAAGCGTCTGCTGGGTCAGTCGCTAGGGCTGTTTTTCCCAGAAACAAAAATATAACGGAAAAAGAAAAGGGCGGCAATGCCGCCCTTCTCATTATGACGCTTCAATGGAAGCTTCGGTGGCTTATGCAGCCCCCGCAGTACCAAAGACACAACGCCAATCTGATACACCAAAGGCATATCGCTCACGAGCTTTGAACCGCATGTTGCCCGTGTCGAAATCGCCTTCCATCGCCGTCTTGATAGGCGTGCGATTGAAAAGCTTAAAGCCATTAGGTGCGTCCGTCTTGATGAAATAGGCATCAGTGTCCGTGAGGAAGTGGTTGACCACTGCCCCATCGGGAACCATACCCATCGATTTCACTGCGTTCGTGTCATTGTCCGCAGTTCCAGGACGGAGATTGGACGCGAGAACGCGCTCTGCAATAAATTGCAATTCTTTCGGTATGAGCAATTTCATACCGCGAACGGCAATCTTTAGACCGCGTTCGTCTGTCAAACCAGCGATGTCAATTAGCATCTGCTCCAGCGAGGTCTCATTGAGATCCGCCGCAGTAGAAAGCTGATTGCGCTGATTACCACTCAGAGAGGGATGAGACGATGAACAAAGCGCAGCACCGTCACCGATAGGTGAACTGGTGGAAAACGCATTGTTCAGGATGGTTGCACCCCGAATCTGCTTGGTTTGTGACATAGAACGTGCCAGCGCACGCGTATAGCGTGAAGCCAGCCGGTCATACAGATTATCTTCAATAGCTTCTTCCGTAATGCTAAAAGCCAGCGCGATGGTTTCCATCGTATAACGAGCAGTATAAGTCTCCTGCGCGTCATCAAATGAAATCGCACTACCCTCAGACTTAACCGGTGCGGTACCGAAGCCTGACAGCATTACTTCTTCTTCAAACGCTCGGTCTGAAGATTCACTTTCGAAGATTTCTTCGAATTCTCGGTCGTAACGATCATATTCGAGCCCAAACAAGGCATTGAGGCCGGGTTCAAGCTCTTTCGCGAGTTGTGCGCGAGTAATAGGCATTGATTTATCCCCTTACCTAGATGCCAGTTGTCGTGGCAGTCGTTTGTGAATCGAAACGCGCGTTCGGTGAGTTGTAGTGTGCATTAATTCTCACCACAAGCGGAATACCGGCAGCCGAAAAATCGGAGTTGGCATCGTCATCGACGATACCCATGATTTTAAGACCCAGTGTCGCTGTGGTGGCAATTGAAGACACGCTCAACGCCGAAGTCGAGTGTCCCGTATTAGTAGAACCTGATCTAGCCGAAGTCCCCAGAGTTGCATTAGCAAAAACAGCCGTTAGAGCCGTGGCTCTATCTGTAATGCTTGCATCTGTTGCAACTTGGAAAAGTTGCATTGGGTTGTCTGCTACAAGAGCTTTAATCGGAAAGTTCGTGTCAATGCTTGCACTGCCCGAACCAGGCCAATAGTTCTTGAAGATGGTCTTATTGAGTACAGAATCAACGTACTCCACACCAATTAAAATACCAAGACCCGCCGTAGTTCCCCCTGCTGTATCAGCAGCTTGGTCAATGACCCCTGCTGCAAGCGGAACGACGAGTGCGCCGTGGTAAATAACGTTTGTGTTGTCAGAAGCAATTTCATACTGAGTAACACCCGTAGAATTTGCTGCACTACCAACCAACCCAATGGGACGAAGACCGTAAGCAGTTTCCTGATTTGCCATGGAATTCTCCCTAGTAGCCTACAAAAATGTGATTAAGCCTCACCTTTCTGACGGCTCCCAAAAGTTACACGTGATTGGCGCTCGGGTTTCCCGATCACCATGGTGGAATGTGCATTTTCCCGCAGTAAATCGTGATCCACAGCTTCCTGGAGATCCGCATTCCTTTGTTCAAAGTACGCGGTTCTTTCAGCAATTGTTTCATCCGGTATACGTGCGAGAAGGAGTCCGCCAACTCCGAAAACACCTTCGTATTTTCCTGAATCCATAACCGGAGATTCAAAGTCCGGATATTCATCTTTGCGAACAAGTTCATAGCCTTCGCGTAAACGTGCAGAAATATTTTGTGCGTCGTCAAACCCACGAGTTTCGCAACGAATCCAGCGATGCTTAAAACCGTCCGGCGCGGGAGGTGCCTCTAATTTTGACGGTGGTTGCCAAGGTCGGCGCGCTTGTGTCGCTTCCCTGGTAGTTTTTGCGCGAGGCGTTCGCACACTGTCAGCTTCTGCCTCTTCAGTTAAAGAGTCTTTGTCTGTCATGTACCTATTCCTTCACGTATTTTGCATATTCTTCGAGCGGCACACCCAGTTTTTTAGCGATAGTCACTTGGCTCGGGGTGAGTCGAACCTTTTTACGCCCAGTTCCTGAACTTCGACTTACTCCAGCAACCGTCTGAGCGGGTCGGTTGCTAGTGGTCGTTCTGTTCCCTTCAAACATATGCGGAAATGCGTTATGCATCCGTTTATCTAGCTCATCATAGTAACCATCTGATTGTGGGTCAAATCCTTCTGTTTCAACCAGACGCTTATGTATCCCAAAAGCAGCGAATGTACGCTCCTCTTCATTATCTGAACCAAACCACGGATTACGTTCGGCCCACGCTTCCGCTTTAGGATCAGGGGCCTCTGGTGCAGCGGCCGGAGCGGCTTGCGGCATGGGTTGAGGCGCTGCTTGAGGCGCAGCCGCAACTTGCTTTTCTTGCGTGGCTTTAGCCTGATGATATCGATCAGCGGCCACCGCCAATTGCGACATCTTTTGCTGCGCGGCCACCATACCTTCCGTATCGCCCACATCCGTGGCGCGCTTGAGTTCATCCTGCGCCTGTTTTTGCTCGGCCGAAATACGGCCGCCGTATTCGCTTAGGTAGCTTTCATCCAAGGTCTGTAGACGACCTTTAATCTGAGACGATTCCTGTTGGACCGCTTGGGCGTAACGAGTGGCCTCATCACGTTCACGCTCCGTATCTTTAATTCGTTTAGTGAGCTGGTTAATGCGTCGTTGAACCTTTTCACTGTATTCCTCGTGCTCATCCGTCGAGGTCTGCTCTGCCGTAGTCCCGTCGTCTACGATCTCTACTTCCTGTGCCGATTCCGCAGATTCGAAAGGAACCTGGTTATCATCAGCTTCGTGTGCGGGTAGGTCTGCTTCAGCCATTTTGAATCCCGTTATAAATGAATAATGTCATTTGGATCGAGAATCGTACCTAAAATCTCATCGTCATTTAGAATACGAACCTCGCTTCCAAAGGCAGCGCCGTCCTCTTCGTTCAGTTTCAACCGAGAACCGGAATAACGAGCGAAAACGACCCACTGTTTCTCTTTGCACCAAGCCCCCTCGGGGAACCGTGTAGAGTCTTTATACGCCTGTGCGCCCATTTTTAGTACATAGCCCACGACGGTTTGAATTTGAGTATCGTCAATTGCCTTGTCAGGAATGTAAATTCCCGCTTTTGTCACTGGAGGGGGACGATACGGCAGAATAAGAATTCTCCAGCCAGTTGGCTGCGGTAAACGATCTATTAACGAAGCACTAATTAGGCTTGGATCTAAGACCCGTTCGGTTTCCTCAACATAACAGTCTTCAAGGGATTCCGAGTCTTCCGCAGCTTCAGACATCTAAAGTCTCCTGCCTTTCCAACATATCGGAAAGTTCTTGATTAAGGTGGTTTATCGCATCCAGCTCCCCCATGAGGTGCTGATATTGTTCCATGCTTTTTACGCCTTTGTTTTCCAAAACTTCAAGAACCTGGATGCGCCGTTCTCGAATAATTCTTTGCACAAACTGAACAACATCATATTCGTCCATATGGGCGCGTATCCTACCTTCTCGAATAAACTCTTACCAGTTCTTATACTTCCTCCGCAATGAAGCGCAGTGCTTCATCTCGTGTCTCATCATTACGTCGAAGCCAGCCACGACCAAAGGTGTCGAAAGTTCTCAGACCACGGTAAAAATCTTCCCGTTTTTGCGATATTTCCTCAACGACTTGTGCCGGATCGCATTTACTTGTCGCCGCAACCGTTTGAGAGCCAATAATTCCGTCATCGGGAACACCGGCTATCTGCTGTAGGGCTTTACCCGCTCGGCTAGTTCCCGCGTTAACGGCCCAATCAAAAACGCAAAGATCAACCCCGGTAGGAAGGTCATCCCCCCGGACGCGGTTCCAGTACTGGGTTTTGTAGATAGCAAAGACCTTATCGGGCGGCATGTCTTTCATTTCTTCCTCAGTCACGTCACGACCAAGAAATTTCTCATAAACCCGTTGCGTGATCCCCTGATTCGTTCGACCGCCGGGATCATCGGGATGATTGACGTAACCGCCTTCGTGTTTGAGCAGCAACGCTAAGCTGGAAGAAAAATTACTTCGCATTAAGGGATACGCGGACCGCCGTTCGTTCTTTGG